AGCTTGACCGAGGTTCGTGACGAAATCGCAGCGGCGGTTCTGGATCCCGCCGATCTGGCCTCTCTGACCGAGTTGCAGGCGCGCGTCACGGATGTTGAAATCGCGCTCGACGCGGCGGCGGGCACGCTGACGCTCTTGTCGGACACGCTGACCGTCGAGGGCGGGCTGGTCACGATGACAGAGGTCACCGGGCGGTTGGATAGCGCCGAAGGGGCGCTGGCGCTCAAGGTCGACCAGGTGGAGTTCGACGCAGCCGAGGCGCGGCTGTCGGATGCAGAGATCGCTATCGAGACACTGGACGGGGCTGGCATCACCTTTGCCGTGTCCGACCAGCGGCTTTTGCGAGATGAGACACTGCAATCGGATGACGCAGCAGCGGAGGGCCTTTTGCGCGCGTGGCTCGACGGGCAGGGCGCGCGCGACGCTGCGGCGTCGGGGCGGCGGGAATTGACCGCCGTTGTGACCGAGGGGCTGCAGGCCGAAGCGGCGGAGCGGCTGACGCTCACGGCGCAGGTCGCCGAGGCGCAGGCGCAGATTCTGGCCGAAAGCACGGTCAGGGCCAGCGAGACAGGGGTGCTGACCGGCGTTGTCGCGGCGCAGGAAACGCGGCTTGGCACAGCAGAGAGCGCGATCACCACGATCAACGCGACCAAGGTGGACGCAGCGGGGGCGGTCGCTGCCGTCAACCAGACGATCAGCGCGAGCTACGGCAGCATGACCGCGCTGGCCGAGGCCAGCGCCTTTGCCGAATCGACGCTCGACGGGATCACCTCAGGCTTTGTCTGGAAACTTGGCGGTGGTGACGTGCTGTCGCTGGTGCAGGTGGATGACGGGATCACCGAGCCGGTGACGACCGCCCGCATTCGGGGCGATTTTATCAAGCTCGACGGCACGGTCGAGGTGACGGGCGATTTCCTCGCTACCAAGATTTTCGCGGAGGAAATCCTTGTCGAGCGTCTGACCGTGACCGAGGAGTTGATTGCACCAAACGCGACAGGCGTAATCAGTTCCACAACGCTCGCGTCAAACTTTGCCGTCGCATTCACGACCTATTCCACCGTCCTGACTCTCACCGCCAATCACGCAAATCGCCCCTCTGACATGAATATGATTTTTAACTGCCGCATCGCGATTTCGTCAGTGAAGGAAGAGGCGGCCAGCAACAGCATCCAGTATCGCATCTTGCGCAACGGCGTGCTCATGTCTGGCGTCCCTCCCTATAGGCGCGAGGTTCCGGCACTGGACATCTCGCAAGAGTTTTTCTCCGTCAAACAACGCACTACAGCAAACGCATCCGCCACCACCTATGAACTCCAAGTCAGGACCGTTGTGCCTGCCGGGCCGGGGGTGTCGGAGCCTGTCATTATGGCAGGCACTCAGATGTGGACCGTAGAGGAATCAATCGCGGGGTTGGTGTGATGCATAATATCCGCAGAGTTCGAAACCAACTGCTCGCGGCCTGCGATTGGACGCAGATGCCCGACGCGCCGGTCACGCCAGAGGTGCGGGCCGCGTGGGCCGAATACCGGCAGGCGCTACGCGACGTGACAAACGGGGTGACGGACCCCGACCAAATCATCTGGCCCGAGCGGCCCGACAACATCAACTGAGAGGGACGCCATGAGCCTGTGGTATAGAACCGGCACGATCAACCTGACCAACGGTAGCACCGCGCTGACCGGCACCGGCACCGCGTGGGTGGCAAATGTCAGCCCCGGCATGATGGTGGTTTATGACCGCCAGATCATCGGCGAGGTGCAATCGGTCAATTCCAACACCTCGATCACGCTGGCCGTGGCCTATGCGGGCACGACGATCAGCGGTGGGGCCTATGCGATTGCCAATCTCGGGGCTGTGCGCGACGGGTTGATTGCGGCGGTCAATGACGCGCTGGCCGTGTTCCAGGCGGCGCAGGATGGCCCGCTCTCTGGCCGGTTTGGCGATGGCACATTGTCCGAGCCGGGGCTAGCGTTTCTCGCCGATCTCAACACCGGTTTTCGTCGCCCCGCTGCCGATCAGATCGGCATGGTCACGGGTGGTGTGCAAAGGGCGCTGCTGTCGAGTGCGGGCCTCAATGCCGTCACGAATCTGTTGCTGAACGGGTCGCAGGTCTTTGCCCGGTCCAACCTGCTCGGCACCGTCAGCCAATCCGGTGGCGTGCCCACGGGGGCCGGGATCGAGCCGGGCAGCAACGCCAACGGCGACTATGTCCGCTTTGCCGATGGCACGCAGATTTGCTGGCACACCCTGACAACCGGGGCGATCAACGTCGCAGAGGGCGCGGGCTACAGCGCATCGGCGGCGACAAACTGGACCTATCCTGCGGGCTTTGCGAGCGGGACGTTGCCGGGGATTTTCGGCGCCAGCCCAAATCTCGGGCGATCTTGGCTGGCACCGTTCTCCTCGACTAACAGCGCATGTTCGGTCCTGCCGATGCGGTTCATCTCGACAGCGTCAGCATCGCAATTCATCGCGGTCGCTCTCGGCCGTTGGTTCTAAAGGAGACCGCCATGCAGATCACCCTTTCCCCCGCCCGCCGCGACACACCCCTTACGCTGAGCCGCACTGGCGATGCGCTCACGATCAACAGCGAGGTGTTTGATTTCACGCCCCTGCCGGATGGCGCACCCCTGCCGCGCGAGGCAATCGCAAGCGACTGGTTCGCAGGACCGGTCGAGCGGGTGGACGGCACGCTGCGCCTGTCGCTCGTCTTGCCTCACGGGGCCAACGCGCCGCAAGAAACGCTCTTTCCCGCGCCCCTCACCCTCACAGGCAACGGCCCCGTGACCCTGCCGCCCTACGCCGTGGAGACACCCGATGCAGATTGATTTCACCCAAGCGATTACCGCCGAGACCAAGGCGCAGGCCGCAGCGCTTGCCCGCGCTACCACGATCAAGGCCGACTGCCGCGCGCGCATCCTCGCCGTGGGGTCCGAGGCCACGCAGATGAACATCGCCCAAGCCGGGATCGTGTTCACCGCTGCCGTTCTTGACGGCATCCCCCGCGCCGATGCTCTGGCGGCGTCCGGTCTGCAAGAGGGCGACCTGACGCTGGCGCAGGGCTGGAAAGCATGGGTCGCGGCGATGCAGACCGAGTGCCGCCGCGCCATTGAGACCGGCACCGATCCGGTCTGGCCGGAGGTGCCCGCAGGCGTGGCCGAATTGGCGGCGCGGTTTTGATGCTCGGGCGCGCGCGCCGGTTTATGTCCGAGGTCTTGGCCGAGTTGCGCCGCCCGGATGATTTTGCAAACCAGCCATACGTCGGCAGCTTGAACCAAGCCGGTCATGCGGCCATTGCGGGGCCAAGCCTATTGGCGGTCCTGCAGTTGCCCTTGGGTGTCATTCCGGCGGTGTGGGTATCCGGCGGTCTGGTGGTGGCATGGGAAGCGGCGCAGTTTTTGCGGCGCGGGGCAAAGGCAAGCGACATGCGGGCCGATACCCTGTTCTGGCTGGCAGGCATCGGCGCGTGGGCATCGTGCTTGCACGCGGGATACGTGACCGGCCCCGCTCAATTCCTGCCGCTCGTCGGTGTCGCGGCGTTTCTAATCTACTACGGGGGCAGGGCATGGACCGCGCGCTAGGGTCAATCGCAGGGATGCACACGCTTGAGCGATACGCGCCCATCTACGGGCTGGTGCAGCTAGGTCTGTTCATGATCGGCTGCGTCTTCTGGATTGACGCCAGATCGGGCGCGTCAGAATTCAGCCCGACGACATGGGGTGAGTTCGCGTATTCGTTCCCGGCTGAGTTCTGGGCGTTCCTGACAATGACGGGGGCCTGCGCGGCGCTGATCGGCCTGATCAACCCGGTCAAGCGCGGGATGGTTCTGTTTGGCGGTGGCCTGCATATCTGCCAGCACGTCGCGCTTGCCTACAGCGCGGCCCTGACCGGCGGCGACATAGCCGTCGCGCTCTACGCCGCGTTCCTGCTGGTGCCGTTTCACCTGAGCATGTTCGTAGGAGCCGCGTTGCAATGGAAAACCTAGTGATGGAGCAGGCGTTGGCCGTGTTTGGCCCGCCGGGGATTTTCGCGGGCCTGCTGGCGTTTCAGTGGATTCAGAGCGTGCGCAACGGGCGCGCGCCGCGCGATCCGCTCGCTGAGAAAATCGACGGCATGGAAAAATCCCTCACCGACCTGCGCGAGCGGTTGGCCCGGATCGAGGGCGCATTGGGAGTTGGGAAATGAGCATGAAAACATCGGATAAAGGCATACTTGAGATTGCCGAGCATGAGGGCGTTGTCCCGGCTCCTTACCGCGACAGCGTGGGCGTCTGGACTTTCGGCATCGGACACACTGCGGCGGCGGGCGGTCTTGATCCGCGCGAAATGAATAGTGCCATGCCAGCGGACGTTGACGCCGCAGTCATGCGGGCAATCGACGTGTTCCGCCAAGACCTTACCAAATACGAGGCGCGGGTGAACGCAGCTATCAAGGTGCCGCTTAAGCAGCACGAATTCGACGCGCTGGTCAGCTTCGATTTCAACACGGGCGGTATCCACCGGGCGCAACTGACCAAGGCGATCAACCGGGGCGACAAGGACGCCGCGCGGCATTTTATGGGCTGGCTAAGGCCCGCCGAAATTTACAATAGGCGCAAGGCTGAAATGCGCCTGTTTCAGACTGGCGATTATGACCACAACGGCGATTCCATTCCGGTCTGGCGCACCGATGGCAAGGGCAACCTCAAGGGCATCCTGCGCACCATGCGGGGCGGCGAAATGCTGGCCCTCATGCGTCCGCCACCGGCAGCCGAACCGGACACGCCGCCTGCCAATTGGGTGGCGGCAATCGTCAAGGCCATCTGGGTCGCAATCGAAAGGATCAAGCGATGAACCCCGTATATTTCCGCGTCATTCTCTATTTCATCGCGCCGCTCGTCGCGCTTGTTCCCGGCATCGTCTACGACGCCAACGCCCAGACGGTCACGATTGACCTTGAAGCGGCGGCAACCGGTCTTGCCGTGGCAGGCGCTGCGGTCGCGGCCATGTTCGCCAAGTGGGGCAAGAAGTGA